ATCAATTAATTTATCAGTTACTGATCTAGCAACACTTGAGTTATGGTGCCATAATTGATGAATAGATTGAACATGATTTTTAGCTCTTTCAAAATTAAAAAAATCTTTAATATCAGAATCAACTATATGACCTGCTATTTCAACGCGCTTTTCTTTTCTATTATCAGTATTAAGGCTGTTATAAACTGTATTACTAGATTCTTCTTCTGGAAGCGGTACATGAATTCTTTTCATAATATTTTTTAATTCATTAAGTTCACTATTTTTAGAAGCCCTAACATTCTTTTCTTTTTCTTGTTCTCTTTCTTTTTTCACCAATTCAGCATAACTTTTAAAATTTTGTTTTCTTTCTATTGGTTTCTTCATTCTTTTTACTAGTACGCGTCTACGAGAATTCATTTCCATACTCCATAAGTATTTACTACCACATTATAACCCAAACAAATGTAGTGTTTGTAGTAGTATTTAACATTCTTACTATTGAATAACCTAAACTTTTAAAATGATCAATTACTTCATTCATTTGAAGATCTAATACTTTATTTTCTACTAAAGATTGCCACACATCACTATACACTTTAGATACTATAATTCCAGTAGCATCTGTTGCAGTCATAACCGTATCACTAATAGTTACTGATAAGTTACCTAGACCAACTGCTGTTAAAATTTCACTCTCAATTGAACGAATTTCTGTAAAAATAAGAGAATTATCTCTTGATCCAGATCTAGCTTCATTTGCTGTTAAAAAAACAGAAGACATATTTATCTCTCTCTCTACTGTTTCATATCTAAATTAATTGTTCTTTTGGCCATTTTTTTTATTTTCTCATATTCCTTATCTTTTTGTTTTTTACTTATTTTTCTTTTTGGTGCTTTTGGATCAACAAAATATATTACATCTCCCATTATTTTTGAAATTACTTTAAATTTATCTGGATCTAATATATCATATATATATTTTTTATCAACATTAACACCTACATTTTTTAAACTATTGATTAGCTGTTTAACATTTACTGAGTCAATTCCTTCAGATTTTAAAGCAATTATTAAATCAAAAATATTAGATTTTAATTTATTTTCATAATTATTTGTTTCAAATATTATCTCCAAATATCTCATTATTAAAATTCTCTGAAAAGCTGTTTATTTACTTACTTTACCCCAACCAGTTTTAGCTCTAATAGCAAAATTTATTTCTCTTAACTTTTTAGATTCTTCTTTTGTGTGATCTTTTTTATTTTTTAATTTAGCTCGTTCAGAACGAAGTTTTGCTAAAGTCCATCCTTTAAACATTCCTTTTTTTGCCTTAGATACTTTAGTCTCTTTACCCCATGCTTCTTTTACAAGAGATTTACCAAAATATTTTTTGCCTAACCATTCTGCTAATTTTCCAGAATTATTAACATTTTTGTTCAACCGTTTTCTTAATTTATTAAATCCTTCATAGTTTTCGTATAAAATAAAACTTTTAGCTCCAGCCCAAGCTATAAATTTTCTAGGATTTTTAACGGCCATTTCTGATAAAACATCTTTATATTTTGCCATGCCAACATTATTTAATTCTTTTCTAGCTTCTTGTAGTAACTGATTAAGTGCCAACATAAAGTCTTCTTCATTTATTTTAAAACTTTTTAAATTGTTTTTTAATTTATTTGGTATTTTCATAATATTATCTCCTATTTACTTCTTTCTAGCTCTACCTAGTGGTTCATTTTTTTCTCCAGATGCTCCCTCTGCGCCACCAAATTCATCAGGTTCTAAATCTTGTTCAGAAGAATTGTCTTCATCATTAGATGTTTGAAAATCTTCTTCATTTTCTTCAGGTCCATTATCTACCATTGTTTCAGAAGTAAATGAGGATTCTAAATTATTTACAGCGGTTGCTAATACTTCTCTAGTTCGTTTAACAGAGTCTAAAGTATTATTTAATGACTCTGATATTGTATCTTCAAAACTTTTACTTTGTTCATTACCAAATTGAACTCTAATAGCGTCTAACAACGGCATTATTTCTTCTATTTGTAACTTTGCTAAATCTTCCGTAGTACTTTGTAATCTTCGAACTAAATCTCTAGCGGCCAAAATAACCTCTGCTCTATCTAGTTCTGTTTCTAACAATATAGATAGATGTTTATTTAACTTTTTAGATTTTAATTCTTCCAACTTTACAATTAAATTTTCTCTAGCGGCATTTAATTTTTCAAGTCTTTTGGCCATATTGGGCATTTTATAACTCCTCTTTTTCAACTACACTTACTGGTGTTGATTATCATCAGTATAAATGTTTGAAATATTTTTTTTAATAACTTTTTTCTTTTTTATTCTTCTAGTATTTGTATATTCAGATAAAAATATTTTCATTGCCTCTGTTATTAAACATAGTTTTTCATATTCAAATGCTATATTTTCATTAATAACAGAATGTTTTTTAATTAATTCGTTTTTTTTAAAATCATATATTTCTAATATAATTGGGTTTTCTAATACTACATCAAATTTAATATTTAAAGAATATTCTTCATTCAATCTTTTCAATATATATTTTAATGTTCTTTTATTATTTTTACCAAAAATACTTTCTAAATACATAATTCAAAAACCTAAATCCATATTATTAATATTATTTATCAAAAAGCTCATAGGTTATTCTTTAAATTATAACTAAACAATATATTTTATATGAGTTAAGTTTGTGAATATTAAATAATTGAATTATTTATTTTTTTTATTTTTGTAGCCATCAAAGTTGCTAAATCTTTTGCTTTAATAAATCTAGCTTCATAAATATCTATTATATTTTCATTAATTACTTTATTTTTTTTATGTCTTTTAATAGAATCAACAAAAATACTAGCTTCATTTCTTCTAGATGCAAATTTATTTTCTAATTCTAAAATTTCTTGTATTTTTGGATGATTTATATCTTTTTGGTGATTTAATAATTTTCCAATAGCCATAGCCGCAGATCTTAAATATAAATTTTCTAATAATAAACTATTAGAATTAGTTTCACTTAAATCATATACTATTTTTGGTCCAATATTAGACTCATTTAATTTTTGGTTTATTAAATAATCACCAATCTTAATTCCTTTTGATTTTTTTTCTATTATTAAAGATTCATTTATATTATTATCATTCTTAGATTCAACAATTATTTCTTTTACTACTTTAGAAGATACTGCATTTAATCTTTCTAAGATTAGTTTCATATCTTTCTGTCTATCAAAAGAAGATGGTCCATTAATAACATTATTATTGTTTTTAACATTTTTTGATTTATCACCGTTCATTATATTAATTAATGAAGCCATTGATTTAACATCTTTTGTCGAAGGCCGCATGATATTTCCTTTTTATTTTAAACTATCAATTGTATAATTCACTTTTCCATTAATAAATGATCTTTTTAATACACCTTTGTTTGTTAAAATTCGTGCTACTTCTATTTCTCTTTCATTAAACGTATTTAATGGTGCCCGCTTTTTAATTTTTTTAATTAATAAATTTTCTTCATTATTAATTACAATAGGAATTCTTCCATAAATTTCAAGTATTTTCATTATTTTTGGATAAGTCAAATGACTCTGCTATTAATTTATTTCCTTTTTTCTTAACATCTAAAAATAATTTTTCTAATTCATTTAAAATCATTTTATATTCACTTAATTTAACTTCATCAATTTTATTAATAATTAATTCAATAGAATTTGCTATTTCAACATAAGCGTCACTTTCTAAAGCCTCCATAGAATCTGGCAAATTTTCTAAATAATCAATATTATTAATATCTTGCTCTGCATCTGATATTGAATCATTTGGCATTTTATCTGTATCTACTTCATTATTGTCTATATTATTATTAAAAATTTCTTCTATTTTATTATCTAAAACCTTAGAAGTAGAAACATTTTGTCTAATGCCTGCTAATTCTGACATTCTTCCTATGATGGGCATTTTCGATACTCCAATAATATTTTCATCTATTCGCTCAATATTTTTTGGGTTTACTAACCACATTTCTTCTTTAATTGATACACCTATTGAACCTTTTGGTCCTTTTAATAATTTAACAGTTGCTGGCTGACCATTAGCTATGATATTATCACCAACTTCCAATAATTCTGAAAGATTTTTAACATCATTTTTATGTTTTTCTTTTCTTGAATATTTAGATAAACCATGTCTACCACTGCCTGTCCTATTTTTAATTTCTTTTGCTACAGGATTTTTAAACTTGCTAGTTGTTTTAGGTTTTTCTTTACCATCTCTCATTAATTCTTTGTTATCATACATTCTATTAAGAAATGTTACTTTTCTTCCAACTTTATATATATCATCTCTATCAGTACATTTCACCTTAAAATTATTATGATCATCTACGGTATATTTTATTTTATTATCTTCAAGCCACTTAATAAACATTTCCTTAGATTTATTTTTTTTAAAAAAAACAAAATAATTAAAATCTTCTAAAATAGTAATATCAGATGTTAGTAATGATTTATCTATATTTTTTATAGGTATAAAGTTAATATTTTCTTTGATATTATATCTACTCACAATTTTTCTCACTTTATCAAAATTATCATCATCTAAACTTTGTGCAAGTGATATATAAGTTTCCATATCCATATTTTTTGATATAGACTTTGCTTCTTTGTTAGAAATATTCAAAACATCAGCTAAAGCAACATTTATATCCACTTAAAATCTTTTAATGATTCATCTAAAATATTCATACTTTTTTACTGTTAATAATTATATATAATTATTTATCAAAAAAAGCTATGAAATAATAGTACGCAAGTTTTAAAATACAACAACTCACTTTAAAAAATTAAATTTAGAAAATATTTTTCTATCAACAAATTTAACCGTAATATTTTCTTTTTTGCTATTAATAACATATCCTTCAACATCTATGGGATTTAATTTACCACCAATATCTATAAAAATATTAATCTGATTTTTATTACATATATATAATTTTTTTAATAACTTAATTTTTATATTAGATAATTCCTTATAAATTGATATTAACTTAATAAATTCATTCTTATTTTCTAATAAAAAATTAATAACTGAAATAGATTCATCAGCATGTTTTAATTTTGCGTGCCTCATAGATAATTTTGATATTTTTTCTAATTTTTTATTAAGATAAAATATTAGAAAATTTAAAAAGTACTTAGTAGGAGTATAATCATAAATATCATTTTTTATTGTATAATTAACATAAGTCATAAATTCAGATATTAATTTTTTATTATTAACAAATTTATAAATTGTACCATCATTTATCTTATATAAATTAATACTAGTTTTTAAAATGCTTTCTGTAATATTAAATTTATCAATTACTGATAAGTGCCTATTATTAAATTCATATCTAGCAAAATCAAACCAAACTTTGGATGACTCTAATAAATCTTTTGTATTTGGTTCGAAATTAATATTTAAATTAGATAAAGATTTTCCGGAATATTCAGTATGCCATACTATTCCGATTTTTGAATTTAAAATCTTATTACCTAAAAAAGAATCTAAAGGAACAGCATATGTTAAGGTGTTTGGTTTAAAAATTATATATTTTTTATTATTAATTATTTTTTGTTCTAATATATCACTGGTATATAATAAATCTCCTTGCAAAATAGATTTAATATTAATTTCTGACAAATAAGTTAATGTTTTTTCTAATTTTTCTCCTAATTTATTTGGATATCTATTAAATATTTCTTTTTTAGTATAATTAAGTTTTGGTTGTTTTTTTGAAAAGACACTTTTGGTGCCTACAAAAAATTGATTATTTTTAGGATTGACCCCTGCTATAATTGATGGAGAATTATGAACTAATAATGGTGTGCCGTTATTAGCGATAAAAAAATTACTATTTTCTGTGGTTATATCACACTCATCATACTTATCTTTTAATTTTTCAACTTTTACTACTTTATAAAATACATCATTTAAAATGTTATTAGGTATTGAAAATATTAAATCACCTTTTTTTATGTTCTTACCTTCCACCCATCCTTTATTTTCTAATAAAACCTGATGATCTTTTGTTATAATAATATATTCGTCATGTTCGGTATATATTTTAAGCCATTTTTTATTATTTTTATTAATTTTACAATTAGTTGCTAAACAATATTCTATATTCTTTGTTTTTTCATTATAAGTAAGAACTTTATAAAACTCATCACCTAATATAATTTTAGATATTTTAACTAATCCAGAAGCAGTAATTAATAAAGAATCAGGGTGAACGCATCCATCCCATTTAGTAGTTATTTTATAATTTTTATTATTTTTTCTAGATAAAAATGATAAAGTATTACTAAAAATATCAAGAGCTTGATTGGCTCCGTCAATACCATTTAAAATAAATAAATCTTCTACATGATTAATATGAGTATTCCTAATCATAAAAATGCCTTTTAATTAATTACCATTTTATTATAATTAATTTAACTATTTTTGTCAAGAAATCTATGCACTTCTAATATAAATGGTTTTATAAAATAAACTTAATATAAATGATAAATATTTTATAAGTAAATAATATCTGAAGGTTATTTAATGAATACCAAAATTAAAAGTATAATTGATGAACTTGATAGTATTGTTCCTGAAAGAGATAAACACGCTATAATAGAGGCAAGAGCCAATAATATGATCAAATCTGTTTCATATTTAGTGGAGCTAATTGAATCATCTTTTGAACAAAATGTAGCAGATTCTTTAAATAGAACATTATTTAGTTGTATTAAATCTGGAAATTTTAAAAAATTTAGTAGAAAAATTAAATCATTAAAAAATGAATAAATTTATTATAAATCAACTTTTATTTTAATTTTTGATAAATAATAGTAACAAACATATATGTAATTTAAAATACATATTTTAACTAATTAAGAGGAAAATAAAATGGCATTTAATGCAAATAAAGTACACGGCACTTCTTTTCAAAGAGAAAGTTTTAGTGGAGATATTGATTTTTATACAATTAGAACACTAATTGATATTACGCCAGACGTAAATAATGATCCTACTACTACTCCTCAAAAAGCTTTTGATAAGTTAATTGAAGTTGTTAATCTCAGAGTTCAACCAGTAATATTAGGTAATGTTCCTGCGCCAGTTCTAGAAACTTCCCCACCAGATTTACTAGGTGGAACAGGCAGTGTTAATGTATATACTGTTAAATTCGCAGTAGAACATGTTAATGCTTGGACTGCTTTAGATCTAGGTTTAGCTCTTGATGGCCTAGAAGGATTCGTTCATACATCTTCACATACGGCAGATACTGTTGCTATTGTAATAGATACTTTATTAAAAGTATAACTATTATTATATAAAAAATGCCCTTAAGGGCATTTTTTATTGACTTTTTGATTTTTAGATTTTACTTTTTGATTTTACTTTTTGATTTTTAGATTTTACTTTTTGGATTTTAGAATTTGAAACAAGCCCCAAGTCATAATATTCAAATGGATATTTTCCTAATCGTTTAAGAACACCACCTAATGGTTTTGCTATAGATGCTATTCCTCCCGAAGAACTCCCCCCACTGGAAGCGGATTCTCTTAAAATTTCTGATAATCTCATAAAACACCATTTTGTTAATTTTAATTTAATATATTTATCTAATAAACTAACCAATACTAAAAGCATATAGGCTTTTTAATAATTTTAATATTAAATTAAATCTAATAATGAATTCAAAGTAACTCCCCTTGCAGGTTTTAATTCATTAATTTTTTTATTTTTTACAAGATTTTGTATATCAGTAGGAGACATTGTTTTATTATTAGATTCACTTTCATCAATATCTTTAATTCTTAAAGTATTAATATTAAAATGTAAATTAATTTCTTTATCTACACCAGCAGATGATCTGGTTTTTAAAAACTTAATTTGATATATTCCTCTTTCTCTTAAAGTTTTAGAAGATTTAATAGAAATAACATTATCTGCTGTGTTAATTTTAGAAATACCGCCTGCTATGTGTGAAAAATCATATTCTTGTTCCTGTGTGGCAGATCTATTTAACTGTGATGCTGAAACAAGTAAACAATTTAAATCATTTGCTAAAGCTCTTAATTCTTCAGAAATAAATTTATCTCTTACAAATAAGTCACTAGGAGCAACTCTTTTACTATTTGGAGACATTAAGTCTAAATAATCTACTAATATGGCATCTACTTCAATATTAGTTTCAATCATATATTCTTTTACATATGAAAGAACATCATTGACAGTTGACTGAGCATTAAGATATTTTATTTGCAATGTCCCAATATTATCAGAACCACACTTTAATTTAATAATATCATCTATTTCTTTTACTTTCCTATAAACATCACTTGTATTAACTCCTGTAAACATACTATCTATTCTACTGGCAACATATTTTTCATTTAATTCTAGGGTAACATATACAACATTTAATCCATTTAAAACCCAGTTTAAACCTAAGTTTTGTAAAAATAAACTTTTACCACTTCCTGATATTCCCGCAAATATATTTAGTTCTCCACGATTAAACCCGCCAAATAAATGCTTATCTATAGCTTTCCACCCTGTAGAAACAATTCCATTATTATCTCTCAAAGCAATCAATCTTCCTTCAGGATCTTTAAAATAATCAATACCTAAATCTTTTTGTAATCCTATTAAAACAGCATCTTTAACATTTTTTAAAGCTAAATCATAATCTCCATCTTTCATTTTATCTATTGCGAAAGAAATAGCATCTTTAAAAGCGTTATATTTACAAAATTCTTCTATTCTATCTATACACCAAGTATTATTTTTATCTTTTTTAACATCTAATAAATCTAATCCTATATGTGCTTTTATTAAGTCTAGTGAAGGAAGAGAAGAATATTCATTAGAGTATTCTAAAATATACTTTATTGTTCTTTGCAATATTCTATCAAAATATTCAACTTTTATTATAGATTTAACCCTAGTAAAAATATCAGGGTCCTTAATCATATAACTTATTAATAATTTTTGTTCTTCTTCAGGAAAACTAGTATCAAAGTTCATTAACTGCCTTTATTTTCTTCAATTTTTAATTTAATTTCATATGGGTCATCTTCCCTATGCTTTAAAATTGTATATAAACTAAATAATCTACCATATTTATTAACTGCATCAGCTGCATCCTTTACGTTTGATTCCCATTTAGGAAAGCTAACTGACCATCCCTCACTAATTCCTAAGTTAGCTAAATTTTTGTTTGATAAATATAAATCTGGTAGCACTATTACTTCTTTTTTAATAGATTTAATAAATTTTATTTGCTCTTTTGACGCTGTATTTCCTAATAATGCGATCCCTTCTATTGCTAGTGCGTCAAAAGGACCTTCCACTATAATGATATATTTTCTTTCTATTTTAATACTATTTTTCGTACAAAAAACGAAATCTTTTTGTTGATTAGAATTATACCTTAATGTTTTTTTATCATTACCAATATACCTAGCCGTCCACCCTACTATAATATCATCATAATAAAATGGAACAATTACTCTATTTATCATATGTGGTGACCAATAAAAAGTAGTACTATTTGCTATACTTTCTCCTCTACTTTTTAAATATTCATAAGATTTAATAGCGCCTTTTGGAGGTATGGATCGTTCAAGCCAGGTCATTAACGGTTTTGATTTTTCTGGCAAGGATACTTCATGAAATTTTACTTTCTTTTCTATATTACTGGATTTATTTTTTACATTATTTTTTAGTTTAAAAGATAAAAAAATAACATCTTTTACTAGAGATTTTAAATCATATTCGTTTATATTAAGAGCTTTCAATAAATCAATAAATTTTTTACTTAATTTTTGACCTGGTGACCATCCCGTAGAATACCCACACCTAAAACAGTTAAATGAAACAGCATTTTCATTATTAATTAAAATCCCACCTCTGCGTCTATTATCTTTTGTTGGTTCACCATTTAACATACACATAGGACAATTAAATGATAACCAACCAGAAGGAGACTTAGTTGATGAATTTGGAATTAATGATAAAACAACATTTTTAACTATATCATTCATTTTTATATAGTAAATAAAGAATTATCTTCAACTGCACTTACTCCACTTCCTTTTTTATTAAAAGTCAATTCATTAAGTGTTCTTCTATGTATTTTTAAAAAATCACTCCAATTTTCTATAGAAAATGCCTCTTCGATAATATTTTTAATTAATAATAATTCTGGCAAAACAAATTCTTTATTTCCCATATCATATAAACGCTGAGCTTCAAATGTTGCAGAAAGAAGGACAAACGTATTATGATTCATCATCATAGCATATGAACATATATCCCATGAACTAACATATTTTGGATCATCATTTATACAAATATCTCCTAAAGTAAGTAATTTACCTATAGGAGAATGCCAAGGAAAAGGTAAATCAGAACCAATAAACTCTTTGCTATCAGGTCCTTTTTTACTATGTAACCTCCATCCTTTTGAGTCTATAGTATATCCTGTAAATAATAATCCATATGCAGCTGATGTAAATGGAGAACTAACATCATATGAAATAGTTATATTAGGATTTACAGTTTTTCTAAGTTGCCTTTGTATAGTAGAAAAAATACAACCATTACGCAATTTGCCCATACCTAAAAAATGTATCCAATTTTTTTCAGTTAATCTTCCTTCATCTCTCATTATAAGTAATCTTCTGACAGTTAAATAAAAGTCTTCTTTATGGCAGCCAGCCAAGGCCCACCCTTCAAAAGGATAATTTTTAACTGCATCATACCAAATATCTGTCTCAGCAGGATTTCTTCCTTGTATTACATTTAAAAAATTAGTAGCGCCGGGAACTCTATTTTTAACAAAATAATCATTGTTTTCTAAAGTTCTTCTTAAACAAAAATTAAATGGCGTTTCAATACTAGTATCTACATTATGTTGTTTTAAAAATTGATCTCCTCTCCTAGTAATAGATCCCGTAGGAAAATCTAATATCATGCTCCAATCACAATTATCTTCTAGCCAACGCAACATTCGTTCTCGAGTTTCATCTCCTCTCCAAGTTATAGCTCCTGTTTCAATTTGAAATCCACCAGAATCTCCTATTAGTGTACTTGTTTTTTTATTTCGTTTCATTATTTGATCTTTTTCTTTTTGATCAGGACTTGATTTTCTACTTTTTGCGGCTTGACCTGCTGAATATAAAGCATAAGGTAAATAAAATAACTTTGAATTATTATCTAAAAAGTCTAATTCTAGTCTATCAAAGTGTGGTACTCGTTTTGGTGTTTTTGATGCTATATACCTAGAGTACATTTCCGATATTGCAGGAGTAAATATAGCATAATCCCTGTAATCCTTACTAAAATCTATATAAGACATATATATTCCTCATTTATTATATAATTAATTATATAATAATAGTAAGTCTAAGTCAAAATTTAATTGAATAAATAAAATTTTGTATTTAATATTACTAAGCAACAACAGTAATTCTATCAAGTGTACCTAACAAAATAGTGCCAGGAGAACCAGTTGTGCCTGGTTGACCAGAACCACTGCTTCTTGCAGACTGAACTATACTAGCGTCTGGTTTCCAAACAAATTTAAGCCAAGTTATATTTGAAATAAAATTAAATGCTTGAATTCCTGTAAAATCCGTAAATGATAAAATTGTAGAATCTGCAGTTAATTGTATGGGGAACCAGTCAACTACAGGAGCAACTATATTAGAAGAAGGAAGTGGTTCTAAACTACCAAGAACTGATAATTCACCTGTGAAATTAGTACCTTTAACTGAAAATGTATGCAAACCATCAGAAAACCCTTTTTGAGCATCCCCAATTATTGCGTCACTAACAAACCTAGTATCAGGAGTATTAAATGCTAGTGAGACATCTTTAAATTCTATAGGTGTAAATTTAAGAGGATCTAAAACAACTGGTTCAAATAATCCGGGCAAAGCATCGCCTTTAACTTCTATAGTTCCAGTAGAACTAGAGTTTAAATCAGTAGCCAATAAAGTTTTTGTACCATCTTCATTAATTAATAATGCTGAATACCTTAAAAATCCAGTCGGCCAGCTAGATATTTCAGCAGAACTTAATTTAAGCTGCACTAATCCTTTACTTTCATTTAATATTTTTATATTTTTTTGAAATAAAATAGATTCATTTGTTATATCAATAATAGTAACCATTGCCTCTTTACCTACAAGGTTAATAGGTTTTCTATCATTATTTCTAAGACTAAATTCTATTAAAGTGTCTGCTCCTTTATGTACTTTAAAATCACTATCGCTTAAAGCCATATTTTTATTTTTAACTCCATTATTTAATTCAAATAATTCTATATTTATAGGTATATTAAATAGCTTTAATGAAGGCATATTATATACCTATATTACATTTCAATAGAATTCTTTAGCAATTCTGGATATCTAGTACCCAATTTTACTAAAGCCTCAAATGCTGTTTTTCGTGGCAATACTTTAGAATTATCATTACCTTTAAATTTAGCTGTCCATTTATTAAATTTGTTTTCTAAAATAATATTACTTCTTTTAGAAAATTCTTTATAGTCTTCATTAGTAATCTGCCACTTATCTAACAATAAGTTTATTTGTTTAATATTTGCTTTAAGTATTGCAGCTTCTAAAATAAAAGAGCATACATTTTTTCTATTCCAAGGCGTGTACTTCCATGATATCACTTTATCATTATTGGGCTGTGTTTTAATATAACCAAGCTGTTTATCTTCTAATAATACAAAATAACCAGAATCTTTAAAACTCATGTTGTTTCTCCATAACACTTAATATTATTAATCCATATAATATATACATTATTTATCAAAATAATACATGAAAAAATATATCAATAAATATTAAACAATGGTTATAAATAATAAAACCATTAATAATAGTTAGTTATTTAATAAATGAGATTTTTAAAAAGATAAATAAAAAGATGAAAGAAGAAAATAATATATCACATCAACAAACACTTCAAAATAGATTTCCTTTTTTAACATATGGTGAATACGCAGGGAACCAATATTTAGGAATAGTACAAAATAGTGATATGCAACTGTTATCTATGTATGTTTATAGTGACATACATGATAAAAAATTAAAAATTTTATTTTTAAAATATGGTGATATATGGTGGTGGGAAAGTAACAGAAAAATACCAATCAATATATTTATGAAAAGTCAATTTAAAATATTTAAAAGATATTTAAAAACTTTTTCTAGAAAAAAATTTAATGTTTTGCAAGGTCCTGTTATATCAATACAAAATTATTCTCAAAAAAGAATTAAAAGAAAACATATTCAATTAATTAACCCCAAGATAATAAATCCTAACTAATTAAGAATATTGTTCAACTAACAAATTCATTTGAACTATTATTACCATTGCGTATGCTATACTGTGACTTTTTTTAAAAAAATATGAATTATCTTTAGGTTTTTGCCATATTTCTTTTTTAATTTCTTTAAATGGTTTTCCTATTAAATGTTTTTTAGCAGGCCGCAACAAGGCTATGACCATAGATAACTCTTCTATAGACTTAGGAGAATAAAAAGATACAACGCTAAAATGATCATATATTTGAAATAAATTCTTAACAAATACTTCTTCAGTTAACATTTGCCATAAAGGCTCCATAGTTAATAATTTATTTAAATGCTTTTCATTTTTTATGTTTTTATAGATAGATAAATTTAAAAAATCTATTTTAAAGTAACCTCTATCTTCTGCTTCATTATAATCTATAGTAGAATATCCAGTATATATTTCTTTAGGAATATTTTGAACATATATTCCTGTCGAATGCTTTTTAATTTTATTATTTTTTACTATTGATGCGGGCGTATGCTTTATTATTTTTAAAATATCATCTCTATTTTTAAAATCAATATCAATATCAGACATTATTTAACTATTAAAATTATTTATTTTTTTATTTAATTGATCTAAATTTTGAGAAAAGTTTTTAAGATTACGAATTAATCTATTTACTTTATTTTCTAACTTAATGATTGTTTTTTTCAATTTAATATTTTCTTTCTCTAATAATTCTATATAAGGCATTGAAGGAACCAAGATTTTTTCTTCATTAATTTGTATTTCTTGTACTTTTAAATTAGGCTGAAAAAATTTAATATTTTTACTTTTTAAAGATACTTTTTTACTTTTATTGCCACTAGTATTATACATATTTTTTATTACATTTTCCATATTAAAATCCTAACCTTTTTAAAATATTCTTTATATATTTAACATCTTCTGAATTTTTTTTGACTTTATATCTCCATTTTTTTATATTACCAATTGCATCATATAATAACAGTTTTTGTTCATCTGTCATAATTTTTTCTAAATGTAATAAAATACTAGTACAAAATAAAAACCAAGGAGATATTCTACCTAATTGAACCATTAATATAATAGAATTGGGTGGAACTTTTTCAATAAATTCACTTAATTTAATTTCTTCTTTAATACACCATTTTTGAATAGACAATATACTTCTTTCAACTGCATTATTAATAGATTCTTTTTCTAAATATTGACATATAAAAGCATTATATACAAATGGTTTACTCCAATCTTTTAATTTAGCATATCCAGAACAAACGAAAATAATAAATTCAGTTCTATCTATAGGATCTAATTTTAATAAATAAGAACCAAATTTAACAAAGTCTATATAGTAATTAGACTTCATAAAATCTTTATACGTCCTTTTTTTTGAATTAGAAAAAACATAATTTAGTTTATAAAATTTATCCCAAACCTCAAAACCTAACAAAACATCACTTTGCTTTCTACTAAGCCATCTCTTTTTATACTTACAAAGATGATTAATAAAAGAATGTTCTCTAACAAACAATTTAAAACAAAATTCACATTTATAAGTATTCTTTTTTAATGCTTTTGACAATTTATTTTAATATTTTTTTAATTTTATTAATTTCAGAATCTTGCATTCCAAGTTTTTTTGTTAAGTTCATTATATCTTCTTTAGAATTTATTTCCTTTAACAAATTTATTTCTTGCCTATTAATACTTGGATAAACCTTTCTAAATAATTCTCCTAATGGAGTGCTAGTTTCTCTTTTTGCCATTGGCACCCATTGATGCCTATCAAAAGATCTGGAATTAGACATATCACTAATTAAATCTCCAACCACACACATCAACAACCACTGCAACTCTTTATGGCCTTCTTCTCCTTTTGTTGCATTTGGTTCTAAATTCCATAAATCTTTATTAAGAGCTTTATCAACTAACCAAATATACCATTGATTACTAATATTTTTATTACTTACGCCAGACATCCACCTCATTATCACTAAAGTAGAGAATGCCTTTTTTTCTTCAATAGTTAATTTAGAAAAAAATAATTTATTACCTTTTCTAGCTTCAGATAAAACTCTAAAAATATCTAATTTTCGTTTTTTTACAACTTTTTCATTCATAACTAATAATACAATATTTTTTTAAATCTTTCAATAAAATTTTACTTTATTTTTCATACAAATTAGATAAATATAATAAATAGTACAAATTATAAACTATACAATGAGGAAATACACATGGGAAGACCACTTAATAAACGTTTTTTTGCTTCTTTTGCTACAAATCCAGGATCTACCACAGGCTTACAACTAAATGTCACTCTTGCTTCTTTTA